AACAGTAATTTGGGGTAATAAAACATTACAAGTTGCTGATACCGCATTAAATAGATTAAATGTAAGAAGATTATTATTACAAGCTCGTAAATTAATATCTGCAGTGGCTGTAAGATTATTGTTTGAACAAAACGATCAAATCGTTAGACAACAATTCTTAGATAGTGTTAACCCAATCTTAGATTCAATTAGAAGAGATAGAGGTTTATACGATTTCCGTGTAACAGTTTCTTCAACCCCTGAAGATTTAGATGCGAATAGATTAGTGGGTAAAATATACCTTAAACCAACGAAGGCTTTAGAATTCATAGATATTGAATTCTTTATCACTCCAACAGGAGCTTCGTTTGAAAATATTTAAAACATGTAAGGGGGAAGATTAACTTCCCCCTTTATTAGCCAATATGAAAAGAATAGTAGAAGGATTTAAGTCAGAACATACACCAGATATGAAATATTACGCCTTTGATTGGGATGATAATATTGTTAATATGCCTACCAAAATTATGGTAAAAACTGAAGATGGTGATGAAATTGGAATGAGTACTGATGATTTTGCCAAATATAGACATGATTTAGGTAAAAAACCTATAGATTATAAAGGTGAAAAAATTGTTGGGTATGCAGATAATCCATTTAGAAACTTTAGAACTGAAGGTGATAAAGATTTTTTAATAGATGCCATGACGGCTAAAAAAGGACCAGCATTTGATGATTTTAAAGAGGCAATAAATAACGGTTCAATTTTTTCAATAATCACTGCAAGAGGTCACAATCCAAATACATTAAAACAAGCAATTTATAATTATATAATAAATGGTTTTGGTGGTATAGATAAAGCCCAATTAGTTAAAAATCTTAGGAAGTATAGAACATTTGCGGATGAACAAGATATGTCTGATGATGATTTAATTAGGTCATATTTAGAACTTAACAAATACCATCCAGTTTCTTTTGGAACTACAAATGGTGCTGCTAGTCCTGAAGAATTAAAAGTTATGGCAATGGACGAATTTGTGGATTATGTTAAAGGTCTTGCAGCATTTCTTAATAAAAAAGCATTTCTGAAAAAAGATATAAGTAATAATTTTATACCAGATAAACCTAAAATAGGATTTTCAGATGATGATATAAAGAATGTAGAAAAGATAAGTAAGCATTTTAAAGATAAACCAGATAATATAGTTAAAACTTATTCTACTGCTGGAGGATCTAAGAAAGAATATAAATGAGAATATAAATAATGAATATTCTTTTTTAAAATAAAGTAAATAGAAATATTTTTAAGAAGACTATATTTATAATATATAAAATAAAAAAAAACAAAATTTAAATAACATGGCTGATTTACTAATGAAAATGCCGATTCCTTACGAACCGAAACGTCAAAACCGATTCATCTTGAGGTTTCCTTCAAGTTTAGGAATAAATGAATGGTTTGTGGAAAGCGCAAAAAGACCGTCTATCAAAATTGCTTCAACAGAAATACAATTTTTAAATACATCAACATTTGTTGCTGGTAGATTTAATTGGGATGAAATTTCGGTTAAATTTAGAGACCCGATTGGACCTTCAGCATCTCAAGCTCTTATGGAGTGGGTTCGTTTACATGCTGAGTCTGTAACAGGTCGTATGGGATATGCTGCAGGTTATAAGAAAGACATTGATTTGGAGATGTTGGACCCAACAGGAGTAGTTGTTGAAAAGTGGATTCTTTATGGAACCTTCTTAACAAGTGTGGATTTTGGTACTCTTGGATATTCAACTGATGCTCTTGCTGATATTTCAGCTTCATTAAGAATGGATAGATGTGTACTTGTTTATTAATATTTTAATATTTTAATATTTATAAAAAACAAATTTAAATTATATTTAACCGTAAAGGCATAAACTTTACGGTTATTTTTTTTATATGGACAATCAAACACAAAATTACGCACAACAGAATTTCACACTTCCTCATGATGTGGTTCCATTGCCATCACAAGGAATTTTTTACAAAAACAAAAAGAAATCAGTTAAGATTGGTTATTTGACCGCATCTGATGAAAATATTTTAATGGCAGGAGGAGACGATGTAACTACTAATTTAATTAAAGGTAAGTTATATGAACCCGATATTAAAGTTGAAGATTTATTGGAAGGAGATGTTGAAGCAATTCTAATCTTCTTAAGAAATACTTCTTTTGGACCCGAATTAACAATTAACGTTACTGATCCAGCAACAAAAAAACCATTTCAAACAACAGTTGTTTTAGATGAACTTAATGTTGTTAAAGGTCAAGAACCGTTAGAAGATGGTACATTCTTGGTAACTCTTCCAAAATCAAATAGTGTTGTTAAGTTAAGACCTATGACTTATGGTGAGGTTATGAATATATCTAAAATGAGTGAATTATATCCACAAGGAAGAACAGTACCTAAAGTAACTTGGAGACTTGAAAAACAAATTGTTGAAGTTGATGGAAATACTGGAAGAGGAGAAATATCTAAATTTATTGAACAAATGCCAATTATGGATTCAAAATTCATCAGAAATTTTATGGATGAAAATGAACCAAGATTAGACATGAACCGAATAGTAACAACCCCATCAGGAGATAGACTGACAGTTAACGTCGGTTTTGGGGTGGAGTTTTTTCGTCCTTTCTTCTGATTATAGAAAAGGACAACTTGATGAGTTTTTTTATTTGAATACACTACTCAAGATTACATGGCAAGATTTTGAACGAATGCCCATATTTGTAAGAAAATATCTATTAGACAAATGGGTTGAAAATAACAAGAAGGACTAAAAAAAAATTAGTCCTTCTTCTATTTATAATAAAACATTTCAATGGCTGACGACAAATCAACAACAGAAGGATTTAGTGAAAAAATGGCGGAAGCTGCTAATTTTAGTGCTAAGGAGTTTATTAAATCAGCTCAAGAAATGACTAAAGCTGCCAATGAAATGACAGGAGCATTTGCTTCTTCACGAGCAAGGGTTGGTGAAATGATGACTGCGGTTAGTGAAGCGGCACCAAGAATGAGAAGACTTGGGGCTGATTTTAAAGATACTACTGATGCAATGGTTGCGATTGCTGATGCAACAAAAAAACAAACATTAGCTTCTGCAGATAGTGTTGCCAAATTATATGCTACAACTCAAGTTTTAGGGGGTGATGTTTCAGATATTGTTACTAAATTTACGGATGTTGGTATTCAATTTGGAGTTATTGGTGGTGAATTAGAGAAATCAGTTTCAACTGTAAGCGACTTGGGATTGAATACCAAAGCAGTGATGAAACAAGTAACTGAGAATGCATCACAACTTAATCAATTTAATTTTGAAGGTGGAGTTCAAGGAATGACTAAAATGGCTGCAAGAGCTTCTATGCTTAGAGTGGATATGAGTTTTGCTCTTGGTTTTGCAGAAAAAATGATGAATCCTGAGGCGGCAATTAACATGGCGTCGGCTTTTCAAAGACTTGGAGTATCTGCAGGGGCTCTTGCAGACCCATTTGCTTTAATGAATGCGTCAATTAATGATCCAGGAGCTTTACAAGATAGTTTGGCTAATGTGGCAAAACAATTTACATATTTTGATGATAAATCAAAAACATTTAAAATTAATCCTCAAGGTATTCTTACTTTGAAAGAGATGGAAAAAGAATCTGGTTTAGCTGCAGGTACATTGACCAAAATGGGATTAGCTGCTGCCGAAACAGATAAAAGATTATCACAAATTAGTCCAAGTCTTAAATTTAAAGATGAATCAGACAAACAATTTTTATCTAATTTGTCTGAAATGGATGCTTCTGGAGAATATGTTGTTAAAATAAGAGATGCATCAGGAATGGATGCAACAAAAAAATTAAGTGAAGTAACACAAGAGGAGTTTGATAAGTTAATTAAAGAACAAAAAGAATCTCCAAAATCAATGGAAGACATTGCAAGGGCATCACTAAAAACTAGTGATCTTGTGGCGAATGATGTTGCAGCAATTAAAGAAGCGGTTGTTAGAGGTGCAGTTTCAACTTCTTTTGTTAAAGATAATATGGAGTCTTTAAGGAAAACAATTACAATTCCAACTGGAATTGCATCTGATAAGTTAGGTAAATCTGAAATTTTCAATAAACAATTTTTTGAAAAAGCTTCGGACGCGATTAGAGATGCCGCATCAGAACTATATGAAGGTAAAAAATCATATGGAGAAGTTTTTGCAGAATTGGGTACTAAGTTTAAAGATCAAGGAAAAGATGTTACGGCAACTTTAGAACAGGTAACTAAACAAATTTATAATAGTTTAAAAGACAAAAATTTAGGATATAAAAGTGGTGAAATTGGTAAAATGTCTATGGCGGCAATGGATGAATTAAAAAATATTGTAGAGGGTAAATCAGAAAAACCTAAATCAGGTGTTACTGCCGCAACTGCAAACGCAGCAAATGCGAAATCAACTAATCTTAGTTTATACGGAACAGAATCATTAGATAAAGCATCAAATCCAAATCAAACATTAACATCTGCTGTAAATGAAACAAATAGAACATCTAAAGATGATGTTACATTTACAGTTAAAATAGACGCACCATCTGGAGTTAGCACTCAATATCTTGAACAATTGCTTAAGAGTGAAAATTTTAAAAAAATGATATACTCATATGTCCAACAAAAAAACAAAGAATTAGAAAAGACAAAATAATTCATCATCAGAAAAATACCAATTAACCTATTTATAATAAAAACATTAAATGGGGAGTCCATTAGATTTAGTTAATTCAGAAGTTTTTAGAAAGAAACTCATTACGAGAAACTTAACACCTTATGCTAAGGCTCCTAATAGACCTACGCCACCAAATAACTACGAATATATACAGTCAGATACTTCAGTAATTGATAGTCCTGACCAATTAATAGATGAACCATC